TCAAGTTTGTAGCCGGGTGAGGTAGTACCAATACCGACGTTTCCATTATTGAGAATAGTAACGGCAACCGTTGCACCGTCTGTACCTCCAACAAACTGGTGAGCAATACCTGCTGCTGTACCTGCTCCCGTGGTGGACTTGTAGATTATGTTGGAACCTACTGCTGTGCCTCCGATGATAGATTTGTTTCCTCCAAGCGTAATATCCCCCGTGTCAGAGATGGTGGGTGCGCCTGATGTGTAGTCCTGAATCAGCTTGCCTGTAACACCATCAAAGCGGACGATAGCGTTGTCTGTGGCGGAGGCAGGGCCTACAACGTCTCCTGCTTCTGCAGTTATTGTAGTGCCAGTAATAGTTAAACCACTACCAACGGTAAGATATGTAAACTGTCCAGCACTATCATCCCAGAAGAGAATGCGGTCAGCGTTGGGGTCTCCAAGACCAGAAATTTGCTGTACTGTGAGCTCCTCGGCGAGCGTGAGCTCATCGAGTCCTCCGAGTCCTGGGTTCTGTGGCTGACGTAGTGACATAATCTATATCTTTAATGCTATTCCAGGTTTGACTTCCTGAAAGAGTTCTCTTAATCGTTTTGTAACAACCAAGACATCTTTCTCTCGACGGGAGATTGACTTCTCTCTATCAGCAAAGTGTGCGTCTGCATCGAGTACCTTACCTCTTGACTTCTCTATCTCTCCTTGTATTTGAGAGAGTTCTTTGGTGCGGTCTTTCATATCTTTACTGTGCAAGATATGCTGAGCATCCATCAAAGATGATATGGTATCCTTCTTTGCTCTATGGTTCTTTAGTTCTTTGGATAGGTCTACGATGTCTTTAGACAGTCCAGAGACTTGCTTACCCAAAACAGATACAGACTGCTCATTGACAGCCTTCTCTTCTTGTAGTGTAATGAGAGTTCTTTTTGCGTTCCCTATCCTCTCCTCCAAATTGGCTCTCTCCCCCTCCCGTTTAGATTTAGAAGCAGCAAGAAAGTCTATTGTCTCTTTTTCTAATTTCTGGAGGTCTTTAATCTTATCGGCAGCCTTTCTAATGGCATCGTTTATCTTGGCTCTCTGGCTTGACAAACCACGAGTTTCGTCTCCTAGTTCAAGAAAACGATTCTCTGCGGATTCAATCTCTTCCATTGCCCTTTCCCTCTGTTCTAGAACCTTCTCTAGTTCTGAGTTAGCGATGACAATGTTGCCCAAAATCGAGTGAAGTTGAGCTGCGTAGTTTTCGAGTTGAATTTTCTCCTCGAATTTCATAGTGTTATCGTCCTGAAATTAGAGCGTCTACTGAAACGGTTCCTTTGTTGTTTGCAACGCCAGTCTCCTTAATAGCAATTCGCATTTTGGAGTAAGCAATGTCGATACCGATGTTAACATTAACTGCGGCAGCGTTAACCCCCACATAAGTAAATTCTCTAACCGAGAGTGTTGAAGTGCCACCAGAAGTACTATCGTTCATTGTCTGATAGAAGTTCGTTCCATCATTAGTTCCTTCAAGTTTAATTTCAATTGAGTTCGTCGTTTCTGTCGCACCCATTGTGTACTTGATAAGAAACTCAATACGAGACATAAGTCCTGTATCGAATGTTTTTGTAGCAACTGTTGCGGACTCAGACTGATAAGTACTCTCTAGAGTTACCGCCGTTAAGGTAGTTCCACTCTTAGACCCAATCAACATTAGTTCTGTCTGTGTGTCGTAGTGAAGACTCATATTACTTTTTCTTAGCGCCCTTCTCAACCTCTTTCTCAACCTCTTTCTCAACCTCTTTCTCAACCTCTTTCTCAACCTCCTCTACCTCCTCTACTTCCTCTTTAACCTCTACTTCTTTTGTCTTAACAGGAATCACTACTTCATCCTCAGAAACGATGATGAACTCGTGAATCATTGTCTTCCAGTACTCGGCGACATCGGCTTGGACACTTATTGACCCACCTTTCTCGATTTCGTACTTAACGCCATTGTACTGGATAGCCAAGACTTCATTTGTGGGGTTTGTTAGTTTTGTCATAATGTTTGTTTTGAATTTCTTTGTTATGTTCCGCTCTCATCGGGATATCCCATATAGAGATACCCAGTGAGAACAGAACTGTCGATTAGTTTGTGCCGATTACAGGAAGTACATACCCAGAAGTATCAACGTCCCCAGAGTAGAGGTTGTTGGTTTGTCCGTATTTGTGTCCAGTAGCAGTAATCAAGACCGCAGCAGCAGTATCAAGACCAATCACCTTGTTGTCATAGACGTGTCCAGTGTTGGTTGTTGACGAAGTGACAATAAGGAATCCGCCAGTAGCTGAGTCCGTATTTCCACTATTGAGAACATTGCGAGCCATCTCAAGGTCAGTCATAACAAGCGCAGCATGGTTCACCAAGCAAGCCGTGTTATCTAGAGCTGCCTTCGTAACGAAGTTGTCGTTAACCTGAAGTCTAGACATTGTTCCAAGAATCTTAATCATCACAGTTGCAGCCGTAGTGCCAAGCATTTTGACGAGATTATTAGTGAACTTCATTCCGTCAGCATTGACAGTAACCGTTGTGGTTACACATGCAAGCATGTTAAGGGATGAGGTGGTGTCTCTAAATTCACAGTTGTCTACCACGAATTCTGGAGAAGCCCCCACCAAGAAGATGGTAGCGATGTCAGCGAAGTTTGCGATAAAGACACAATTGAAGAAGCCAATGTTCTTACCAGTAATGGTGAACCTCGCACTGGTAGCGGTTGTAAACGTAAAGGTTGGACGTGCTGAGCCAATACCAAGACCTACAATACGAACACCTGCCTTGTTGATAGAGGTGGCTGCAGCGATACTTTCAGTATGGTTTGCCATCACGACAATAATGTCGTCCTGGTTTGCGTTTGCTACTGCTACTGCCTGTAGAAGTGTTGCAACAGGCTGGTCTACGCTAAGACCTAGGTTGCCGTTGGAACCACTGACTGAAGATACAAAGATGTATCGGCCAGTTGTCGTAGGGACGTTCATTCCTCCCATAACAGGGACACCGAAACTCGATACTCCCTGAGGATAATTTGTTGTTGCCATTTTATAATTTGTTTAAAAGTTTAATAATACTTTCTCTAGTAATTTCTGAATTATTTAAGTGTATCGGCACATAGCCTAGTTCAGCAAGCGTATGATTCTTTTCTCCATCTTGTTCGTGTCCGTCGATTTCAAGGACATACTTTCCGATGACGAAATCACACTCCCTTCCATTGAGTATCCATCTATGCTTGAACTTTATGTGTAGGTCTTTACAGGCCTCTGCCACAATCCGTTCTGCTTTAGTTGAATGTTTCTTTGTAACTTGATACCTCATTACTCTTTTGTGCCAGCCTTGGAGATATAAAGACTGACGTTGGCGAGGGCGGTTTTAATGTCCGCCAACATTTCCTTACCCTGTGTAAGAAGCCAGGTCACCTTTCGATGCCCAAGTTCCCCTCCAGTCCTTAGAATAGTTAGCCCAACGAGCGTCAACCGTAAAGGTCATCACCTTGTTCTTGATGTTAACATCAGATTCAAGGCGCTTCTCCTGACGAGTCTCGTAGTACAACTTGTGTACTGCGCGATTAATCAAGAACCAACGTGTGTTAGAACCACCATTCGTAGCATCGAGAAACTTTGATGTAACGATATCAGTCGAGCCTACAAATACGTTGATTGCGTTATTAGCGCTTTCAGGTACGAGGGTCGAGTTAATAGTTTCCATCGCAGTCTTCTCAAGTGCGAGCGGCAAGACAAGTGTGTTCTTCCCAGCTAGTGTGAGAGCAAGACCATTATCCTCCTTCTGAAGTTCAAGTGCCAGACGACCAGTTTGATAGTTGTCATGACTAAGCTTGATACCAGTGGACGACGCATTTGACTGCGTAGAACCACCTACAGTAACTGTAGGATGCACGGTAGAATACTGAGCTTTCGCGTCATTATACCATGTCATGTCCCAACCATTCACTGTAACCGTAGTAGCGAAACCACCGTTGAAGAGCTGCATTGCTGCCTCATCAACAGAGTAGTTCGCAGAGCGCGACAAATCTTTCATTTCGTCAAGCTCCGCGTCAAAGTCTCGGTCTTCGATTTGGTTTTTTGTAACTTCGACTGAGGCACCATAGTTGTTGTACGCAACACTTGTGGTGTAAGTCTTGTCCCTTGTAACCGTAGGAACATCGTCGCCATCGGAAAACTTTGCGAGCTTTCCAAAGCCAGTCTTACCAGTAAAGTTCTTCTGTGCTCCAGTTCCCGTAGAAACATTGAGGACATTATTTACACCAGGTGAGTATAGGTCATCTCCTTGGTCAAAGACCTCAGAGATACGAAGACCCGTATCAGGTATAAGGTCTGTCCACTTTGCGCGTGATTCAGCCATATAGATTAGGTGTTAAATATTTGTGATTCCAAAATGTTGACTACTGCTTGAGCCGAATTACGAGGGTCTACACCCCACGTCCCATACTGAGCCGTGGTTGCAACCGCACTAGATTCGTCCAACGTATTAGCGTCAACCAAATCCATGCGATACCCAGCGAGATTCGAGCCAGTGGTTGACCCGATAGCTGCATCAACTTCTGCACTATAGAGAGTGAATATCGAAATATCAATCTCAGCGCGAACCATAGCAACTGTCTGGTTATCAGAAGCTGTAAGGTATGAGCCTACAAAGCTTCCGAACGCAGCACCTGCTACTCCTGTGGACTGAACGCCCAAACCGAGTGCGGTGCTAACACCACTAACGTGACCAAGCACAGCAGCACCAGCAGTACCAAGAGCAACGAAACCTGAAGCAAACTTTACAGAGTCGTAAGTGACAACTGTGATTGAGTTAGCTAGAATTTCGCGTCTAAGAACTGGGCCGCCGTAAGGAACCAAACTGCCAATTGGTGTCATTGCCATATTGTTTTAGTTTAATTTCTTTAGTCTACCAATAAATTTAGACAGAGTATTGTAGAAGTGAGGCAACGTAATCTGGACGCTTAGCTTTAATCTTGAGGTACCGTTCCTTATCTCCATCAAAAGTTTTCTCTATAACTTTCCACTCTTTTGGAGTGAGAGCTGTAGATGCTTCTCTTGTATGTGAGTCCCCACCCCCACCCTCAGGCGGAAGCGGATTAGGATTGTCTGAATGCTCCTTAGGAACAATCGGGCCAGTAACAAGTTTGCCAGCGTCATCAAGAACAGAAAGAAACTCAGTTTCAGTTCTAAGTCCATCCATGTTAAACCGTACCAGTTTCTTCTCAAGCATCGCCATCTTTATTCCTCCTTCATCATTTTCAGGATGAAATTGGGGATTTTGTGCTGTAAAAGAAGCAAGAGCAGTCTTCATGTTGTCCTTAGAAGATTCTGTATCCCTCTCTGAGAGAATGCGACTAACAGTTTCAGCAGTCATCTCTGCAATCCTTTCAGGTGTTAAGTCCGAAGGATTGAGAGGTGCTAAATTTGTGTCTAGCTTCTTTCTCAGTTCTACCGCTTCCGCGTCGGAAAGTTGCTTCTTCTCTCTAAGTTCTTTAATTTCGTTAACCAAGTTAGTCTTACTCTGAGTAGAGTCAGCCAACTTTTCTACCATCTCGTCATATTGCTTTTTCGGTACAATAACCGTTTCGTCATCAGCGATGGGGTTACCATCTGCGTCAAACTGTCGATTTTCATTCATATTTAAATTCCCTTTTATGTCTAATCCCTTTTTATCCTGGTTGAGTCCAGCATGGGGTGGAGTCCCACAAATCCAAACCGAGAACGTGGCTACGGTTTAATGCAACCAGTGCTGGAGACGACAATCGACGTATCATCCCCAACACTCGTGGCACTAGCTTTTTGTATTATACCATAAGTCTTACAAAATAGCAATACTATTTGTATTTAACACCCTCAACTTTAGTTACTTTTTCTTCAGGCTCTCCAGACCGCATTATCTTTGCCTTAAGATACATTGTTCTAGCAAACCCTCCACGAATAACAAGCTGTTCTTCTTTCGTGGTTGCACCGAAGTAACGGTCTTTGTCCCTAGCAGCACACTCTCTAAGATACTGAACTAGACCGTCAGTTTCCTTAAGGTCTGCAAATATCTTCTTCTCATACTCGTCGTCTATAGAGTCAAGCACGCCGAGTTTCTCAGCTAGCATGAATGATAACTCATCCTCTGTATACTCTTCTTTATACTCTGTCCAGTGGTCATCTTCTACAACCGTCCAAGCTCTGGAGATTTGAATAAGCCCGAATGATTTAAGTATCTTTTCGAATATCATAAATATTAACCTAGCTCAGCAGCATTAATGTTCTGTAATTGATTCGCCTGGTCTCCTCCAGCACTCTTCATAAGATTGTCTGTAACAGCCCCAGTTGGGCCGCCTCCTTCTGGCTGTGGTGGTGGAGGATTGATAACTTCATCTTTGAATATCTTTGTCGGGTCATCACCCATAACTTCTGCTGTTTCAGCCGCAAGTTCATTCATATCAACCTGCTGTGGGAAGAATTCCAAGTAAACACGAACCTTCTCAAGCTGAATCGCTTTCTCTACATCCTTAGAGGCTTCACTCTTTGGATTAGATACTAGCGACACATCAAACAGGAAATCACGAATATATTCACCAGGAAGTGCTACCACCTCCACCTTTTTACCTGAGTCTGCCTCAGCAACTACTGCACGAGCCTTGAGGGCTTCACGAGTTGGCATATCTTTCGTATCTGCATAGAACTCAACTATCTTAGTCCCACGCATTCCATCTGTAAACGAGGCACCATCAATTTTGAATATATTGAACGCCTTGTTGAATAGTTCTACCTTACCGTCTCCAAGAACCTTCTTAATGATTGGATTCTTTGGGTCTGTCCAGAACTGGAGTATGTTTGCTCCCTTGAGCATCGCCTTGCGCTTGATTCCATAGTTAATCATTCTTCCAAATAGACCGAGTACTGACGCAACGCCCTCAGACGCTACACGAATCTCTTGCGCAGTGGTTCTTCCACCAACTCCAGCATTACCAGAAGATACTGAGTCAAGAGACGACTCTTCCATAATCTTACGAGTATACTCAAGAATGTACTGGTGCCAGCCACTTGGAGTGCCAAGGTCTAGCTTCTGGAATGCCTGACTTATTGGCAGTCCTTGTGTATCAATTGGAGTTCTGCGACCTGGACGCAGATAATCCTCCTCAATCGCATCATAGCCGTTTGTAAGCAATGGTGGGAAGATTGTAAGGAAACTCTGGTCAAGGAGCATATTTGTAAGAACATTTAGAACATCCTGTAGACTCTTGAGTCTGTCAGGAAGAGACTTGCCATAGAAGAAATCTCCAAAGAAGTCAAACTTTATGTCCCAGAACGGAAGTTCTTTGTGGTTGAAAGGCAATGGACTGATTATCTCAGTACCATCCTTAGTTACGATTGGGTTCAACCAAATACCATTCGCCATGATGACGAATTGGTCATAGTCCTTATCATAATACTGGATTACCTCTACACTTCCTTCACCAACAGAATCAGTAATGAAATCTAGATAGTATGGACGGTCTTCGTCTCCAGTGTGGCGACGCATTGGAGTAACGATGCTTGACTTTGCAAACATAGACCAGTCTTGCATGAAAGATGCGTATGGAGTAACGAAACGTCGAAAACAATACGGCATCTTACTTATAGTTCTGACAGACACTGAAGAAGGGTAGAACTCTTCTAATGGAACAATAGTCCCAGGAAGGCGTGTGGTAACCTCTGTTACCTCTGTAACTAGAATGTTATCAGCAGTACCCTTAACGTCTCTTAGTTTTCTTTCCTTTCTTATCACACCTTCATAACCTATTGCGCTTCCCTTAACGATAGCCTCAAGAAGCATGTGAAGCATGAACTCTTCGTACTCTTCCATGTCCTCAGCATACTCATACAGATTTGTTAGGAGGACTCCCTTACGTACATCTTCATCGCCACGTCCTTTAAATGACGCAATTGGTAGAACAGAGTTTACCTTACCTAGAACAGCAAGAACCTTATTACGAGTGAATGGGTCGTGAATACGAGCTTGCCAGTCCTCGATATCTTCTCTCTGGTCAAAGTTAGTATTGAATCGTCTAACAGAGTCTTCAATATAATCAATAAGGTTTAGCCCATCAAAGTATTCAAAGTTGCGGTTCCTGTCGTCAGATGACCTACGGAACTTAGCGAATGTCTCACCCATTGTCATAATCTCCTTGTCTGAAGGAGTAAAGTCTGTCTGCTCTTTAGACAGAGTAAATGTAGATTCAAGCACTGTTTCCGTTGGGACTGTTGACATGAAGTAGAATTGTTAAACTTATTATAGCACACTTAGGCTAGAATTGCAATACCTTATCGTATAACTACGGTGGAATACTTTTGTACAGCCATCTTCGCGTATTCGTGGTCGTGCTTAATCATATATACAGCAGTTCTAATTCTGTCAAGAGCATCCCAGTAGCCTTCTACATAATTCTTAATCTTCCGTGTTAGTTCTGCCCTGTCTTCATACTCTTCGTAATACTTCTTGCTTTCCAGGAAGATATCCTTCTCTTCTATGTCATGCCCTATTAGCGGCATCTCACTGTACACTTCGTGGATGTATGCACGCTTGAAATAGATTCGATAGAACCCCATCTTAATTCTCTTAATACGAACGTGCGGACTAATTCGTTTACAGTCCTTCACAAGTCGTCTAAACCAGATAGAACTCATATCAATATAGCTCTGATAAGATTTGAATAACATCTGCGTATTCTTTAACACACTTCTTATGAAAGTCAAGACTACCTATCTCCTGGATATACTTCTTTGACGTAGAAGTAGCTGTGTGTGTTCCGTCTAAATGGGACTGTAGTGAGTCATAGGTAATCCTTATCGCTCTTTCTATCTTCTGTGCCTTTTCTATTTTATTCATATTAGTAGGATGTCATTGTTCTTCGCCCAGTTGGTCTCTTGGGAAACTTATCAAATGCTTGAGACTTTGTTCCCTTAAACTCTCCAAGTCCTAGGGCAAGATATTCGAAGGAACTTCGGTAGTGACTGGTGTAATTATGTATTGGCTTAACAGAGTTAATCTCATTGCCTCCCTCTCGTCTAATACTAGGATAGGCAGCCTGAGACATACACATGTTAAAGTAATCAGTTCTCTCGTTCTTATTGATTAAGATACCGTCTCTAATCAATAGCTTGGCGGCAGTCTTTCTCTTCTGGAACTCCTTCCACTCGTCTTTAAAGTTCACTACTATACCATTTTTACGAAGAACGTCAAGCACAGATGTATTAGTAACAGCACTTCGGAACCTACCCGACGGGTCTCCAAAGTGAGTTCCCCTCTTCCAATACTTATGTTCTTTCATTACCTCATAGTCCTTAGGGGTATATTGATACCCATCAGAAGGAATAATACCCGTAACAAATGGAAGATAGAAGTCTATAGTTTTACCACTATTTCTGTAAGTGTCAACTATCCTTAGACCTGCGTGCGATGTCTGAACCCATATAATTGCTGTATCATCAGAGTTTCCAAAGTCCCAACCAACATAAAGAGGGAGTCCCTCATCATAAGGGAATAGCCCCATCTCTACGTTTATATCGTCCCACTCATGATAGACGCGCCCCTCCTGAGATTTGTTGTAAGATATATCAAGCTCCTGCGCAACTTCCTCGTCTGTGCGTCTAGCTTTCTCAAATTGATACCATTGCTCATCTTTAAGAGGATGTCGTCTCCAGTGCAGAGTAAGAACATCTATGCCAGAGTTTCTTAGCTTAGCATAGAAGTTATATCCCTTAGGGGTTGAGTTAGCAATACGGCAGGAAGTCACGTCAGCACAACTCTGCCAAGCATCCATACCATAATCCCACGACCCTAACTCGTCAAATAGCACAACTGTCTTACGTGTACCACGACCAAAGTCAGGGTTCATTGTATCCCCAGCAATTAGATTGCTATTTACAGGGTTGACAAGTTTCATTTGTGTGCGATGCTTTGAACTATTAAATCCAGCAGGAAGTAGCCACTTTGGAAGACTATCTATTGCATAATCAATCATACCGAATAGGGAGTCCTTAGTTCTATTGTCTACCAGAGCTTCCTTGTATGAACCCAATAGAATGTTAGTCCCATCTCTAAACAGCCAGTACCACAACGGAATCCACACAAACAGAACCCAACTCATCCCCATATCTCGTGATTTCTCAACCAATCCATCCTTACCAGAATCAATAGCGTCTACCATCCACCTGATTGTTTCTTTCTGATACTCAAACAACAAGAAAGGAAGATGGTGGGGTGCCCCCTGAGGACGTGGGTCAAAAGTCCAACCAAAGTTCTCTATAAAGAAAATACATCCCTCAGCAGGATTATCTGGTCTGGCACAAAGGTTCCACGTGATTCCTTTAGCGTCTGACTTCTTCATACAAGCATCAGTTATCTGAAGCCTTTGTATCAGAGTCTTCTGGTATTCCTCAGAGTGCTGATATTCCTTAAATAGAGCTACTCTGCGCTCAGTCTCTAAGGCCTCAGTAACTCTAGGATTGATGTTATCAATCTGTGGAGGCATGTCGATTTAGTTGGTCTATCCTCTCCTCTCCTGCAGCTCTAGTCTTATACAACAAAGGATACACATGCCCTTTCCGCATCTGTATTCTCCATCCGCCCTTAACTTTCATTAAGGTTGGTGCCATTACTTACTGGACTTGCTCTTCTTAACTGGCTTGCTGTCTGTCTTCCTAACTTTCTTATAGATAGCCTTAGCCTTATCTAGAACCTTCTCACCGAACGACTTTTTTTCCATTTTCATATTTGTATTACCATTAACTACTTAATCATTACTAAATCCTGCCACACTAATCACATACTTACTATCTATCTCAAACTCGGCCTCGTTATAGTAAACTATAGATACGCTATCGCTAGGCATACTTCTCTGTGCTAGTTACTTCTCTCATACGAAGAATCATAGATAGAGACTCTTCAGGAGTCATATTAACATCTAACTTGCTCATAACCGCCACGTGTTCTGTCGCCTGTCCTTGTATTATCTGTGCTTTGTCGAATAAGATGCCGAATATCTTTCCAAGATTAACAAGGGACTCCGCAGCTAATGCTTTAGGATGTGCCTCCATATACTCTAACTTCTTCCCTATAAGTCTCCCAGCCCTGTCCCTGCTAGCCAGAGTAAGACCTTTAATATCTAAAGCTGTAATAGCTTTATTCTCAGCAGTCTTCTCAGCTAAAGTCGGGCCACTTCTAACAGCTACCTTTCTATTAGAAACAGAATCCTCAACAAGCTTAGCAGTATCAGGATGAACTGAGTACTTGTCTGGTTCGTTAAGAACCTCGCGATATATTTGATAAACCTTATTTCTAACCGCTGTAGGGTCTTTATAGTGTTTATCTAACTCAAATTGAACTCCGACCTCGTAGAGGGTAGAGGAAGCGAGTGTGCGGAATATTCCAGCCTTCTTGTCGTCGGTTAATATGAGTGCCATTAGTGTAACTATATCTCGTCAACTACGGTAAGTAGCCTAGGACTCTTCTATTATACCATACAAGTATCACTATTGCAATACCTTAGCAAGTACTATTAGTAGTACTAAGACTCCTAAGACTCCTAAGACTCCTAAGACTCCTAGTACTCCTAGTACTCCTAAGACTCCTCGCTTCGCGAGATGAGCGCTACGCACTCATATTAACCTTTTGTAACTACCTAACCTTAGCAACTCCTTCTCAGCTCCCCCCCTCAGTCCCCCCGAAGACTGTTTACAGTATACAC